TTTGAAAATTGCTAACAATACAACCCACAGACAAGTCTGTGGATCGTACCACTAACATCAATTTGAAATGTTAATGTAATTTTCATCACTCTACATGTTGTGAACGATGGGCGGGGAATAGACAAAGACGGAAAAGGTTGAGTCGTCAGATCCTGCGATGAACGTGTTCCTAACAGCGTTAGTAACAGCCATCGTATCGTCGTATGACACGATCATTGCCTTCATTGAGCCATTCCTACCTTGCGTGGTATGATTACCAGTATATCGCCGATCTGTTTGGCAATAAAATGGCAGTGTGAATTCCAGCAAGGGATTTACACGTGGAGCCACCATGTGCAAAAGTCCGTTTGAAGCACCCGAGTTGTTCAGGATGCCTGGGGTTTCCCCCTGCTCAACAGCCAGGATTGAAGCGGCTGGAGCTAGTGCTTTCCACCGCACACCTCCACGGAAAAAGAGGTATGCGGGTGCCATATAGCGGAAAGCGTGCGTTTTATTCAGAGCGTTTGGATCAGTGACGCTAATCAGTCCTTCTGCATAGGGGCACGGCATATTGGTCACCATTGTCGAAGTGGTCTCTGATGAATGATCGGTAAACCGACGGATCAGAGGACGCAGGCTAGTGATTTCCTCACCGATAGTGGTGGTGGGGCGAACGCTAGGTCCTTTTGTTCGAAACATGAAAACTTCTGGTGCCACGTCTGTCTCTGCGACGCCAGGTACAATACCGGTCTGCGCATGCGGCAAACTCGGGTACAACTGAGTTGTTGGTCCCGCCTCGAAACGCCTGAACGTTTGAGGACACGAGAGTACTGGTACCGCAAATTGCATATCCGGTGAGCTGCACCAGATGTTGAATTGGATGGAATCCGCAACGGTTTCGGCCGCTTGCAATCGGTTCAAAACCATAAATGTCAGTGAGCCAATTGACTCATCCACCGACAACCAATCACGATTACTGATGTAAGGGATCGTGAATAGGAAGTCGTTGGAGTCCTTTACCGAAATGACCTGACGGTACAAACTATCCGACTGCTCGAGTGTAGCCTCCCACTGCGTAGGTTGAAACACCACTGCCAACTTCCCTGAATAAAACTGATTCTTTGCAAAGGAAATGCGAAACGTCATGGAGCCACGCCAATACTGGAACATTCGTGCCACGAATGTAACAGGCGGGCCCACCTCCACTACCTTCATTTGTGACTGATAGACCGTATTCACACCGTGGTACGGACCGACTGATACAGAGAAAATATTAACACCTGGTGGGTCCGAAGCTTTCCAATCACCGCGTCCAATCCAACCTTGGCGTTTGGTTAGTGTGTTTATGTCCATGTCGTCTACCTCTGGCAATTGTTCGACTTCATTACCAAGGGTTAGTGCAAGGTTCACTCCATGATCCTCACCATCAACGTTGGTGAATCCATACCCAGGAAGGTTGATCACTCGCTGTGAGGTGGCGACGTTCATGGGTTTGGAAAAACCAAACGCGCTCGCAAGCCCACCTACCCCTCTTGCCACCCAACTAACAGGTCCAGCAATGGCTGACAAGAAGGGCACGTTCGTAAGTGCCGTAGCCACTGTGTCCACTATTCCTGCAGTTGAAGAGATAACCCCAGCCTTAGATTTCCTAATTCCCTCCGAGTTGCTCTGAGCAACGGGAAGGCTCAATTCCACATCCGTAGCCGTGGCGTACACCTGCACATTGACAATCTCGTTGTTGGTGGTACCTGTTAGTGGGTTTAGCACTATAACAGTCACCGACCAGCAAAACTGACGATCCTCCGCGGTTGTGTCCCAAGCGGGCCTATCGTAAAGATAGGGCAAGTTGAGAACCACTTCCTCCCTGGATCCCGCGTCCAACTCTACATGATGAGCTGTTGACATCTGTGCTGTGAATGCGGGATCTCCTACACCTCCTGGCTGTTTGAATGGAACCGCTGAAATGAGCAGTTTCCCACATTGGAAGCGCTGGAAACACGTCATGAACCTAAGTTGGATTCCAAACTTGTAATATTTGAAGTTGTACAGTTTCTTTGCAAAGTTGTTCTGTCGGATCAGCGAATACACCGGTTCGATGGTTTGAATCACCTTATCCTGTGGTGCTGATGACTGCCAGTCAAAATCTGCGATGTGATATGGGCGTTCAAGAATGTCCGTAATCGTATGCTCACGGTCTTCCTGGTAGGGTCTGATAACTGGCACCTCCTTGATAAAATCGGAGTCAACAGTTGGCAGATCCGCCAAAAAGGTCGTGGTTTGTTCTGTTGTTTCAAATGGTGTCTGTTGATGATCGTTTTGTTTATTTTCAGCAATGAAATTAGTATAGTCTCAAAGGTGGTTCATTACCCAATCCTTCTCCACTGACAGGATCAATATCCTATGTTTTAGGTGGCAAACATTGATCAATAGGGGTAAATACCCCTCCACCGGACTGATAAGCGCTAATCGCACGTCTCTGTCCACTAGGATTCAGGCTCTGCTGCGACTCGATTACTGTCATTCCGATTCGCCCCATTCCTAGTTTCTGTTGTGTTACCAATTCGTACTGTGCCTCGTAGGGTAACGCTGCGAGACTACCGTTGTAGACCTGTGCGAAATTTTCCGCGATCACACTGGTCCAGTAATTGTAGATTTCTCTACCGTGTAGAGCAAGTTCACGAAAACTAGTCTCACAATTGTCGATAACATTCTCCTCAATATCCACTTGGGTTTTAATCCATAGGGGGATCTCGAGAACAGTGTCCAATGACAACGGTGCGGCCCAGTAACCGCGTCCTTGATCCACGAATCCTCTCTTGAGAAAACTGACTTCCGTGACCGACCTGAAACCACCTGCCGTGGTGGTTTTATCCTCTCGCGTGTAAATCATTCCGAAGTACTTGAATCCCTCCGTCACTGTGTCCTGATTAAACAGTTCGTGCACTTCCGGTGAAACTCCCATAACATTATCGTCTCCGTACGTAATGAAAGAAACGTTGTCCACGAAGGTGTCCACCGACTTCCCCGTCACGTGCATATAGACTAGCCGAACAATAATCATATTGAACAACGAGTTAACAATGGATGTGATGGGATTGCCGGATGGATTTCCGTGATCAATAGAGTACACCTGGCCTCGACACAAGTGAATTGAGTTGACTATTTCGAGCCACAAGAGGTGGCGTGTGTCGCTGTGCTCGTCCTTGTGGAAGTGATTCACTATGTCCAAGATGGACCACAAAATCTGCGAATGCAGAGTACTGTCATATAGAGAGAAGTCTCCTGCGATCATGTAATCACCATTTCTTTTGAGCTTTCTAGCCAATGGTCCCCATTCCTCGAAAGGATTGACGCCCACTGCTATTTCGTTACCAATGCGATTATGCATCACGAAAGACGAGAAAGCTAAAAAGAAACTGCGAAACACTATTGTGTAATCCATAGGTCCACCAGTGAATACTCTCGTTTTGCCAGCAGCCACCTTCTCTTTCGGTCGACGTTCATCCTTCAAATTGTCCATCCAAATAGCCGGACAGCGCTTCCCTAGCGCCATCGTTGTTAAACGGCGGTCGATATCATTCCTGAGCTCGTCGGACACGACCATGTCCTCCGAAATCCAATCTTGCTTCCCTCGTTTAGCACGGGGTTGAAGCACATATGGATATCCGGGGGACGTGGTCCTATTCAACGAATCCATGAAAGGCATGCCAGCTACTCCTGCTACTGCATCGTTGGTGGACAATTTACCCAGTGCTGCGTATTCAGCTCGTCTGTCTCCATTGAACAGCACTCGCTCAACATCCTTTACGGCTTGCGCCAACATAGTTGGATCAATAGCTGGTGTCGCACATGAGTACTTCACCATCGCTTTCTTCAGTGGGTCCAACTGACGTGTCGGACGCAAATGAGCAGGTGCTGTTAGTGGTTCGCGGTACGACATCTCCGTTCGCACCAACTTTGTCTTGGTCGCGACGGGCGCGGGGATAACCATGCCAAGCCCTAAGTAGTTGGTTCCATCCAACTCTGGTCCATCAAATTTTCCAAAAATTGGCATTGCGGTCTGTGCCCGAGCTGGCACACACGCCAGAATCTTGTCAATCTCGTCCTTAGTGATGACAAATGCTCCTCCACGTCCATCACTGTAGCCCCAGCAATGGAAACCTAAGATTTTGTTTGGCACGGCCGTGTTGGTTGCCACCAACAGCGATCCACAATCACCAGGGACTGTAACCGCGCCATACGTGTAGCATTGAGCCAAGGTTTTTGCATGTGTACCCGCACCATCCGTGGTGAGGTAGCTCCTATCCGTTTCCAACTTGGCAACCACAACATGACGAACAGCCATGATCAAACCCGGGGGCGTGTACTGATGTGTCAGTAGAGTTGCCGACACAGAAGTAAAACGCCCCACCTGGTCACTTTTGATAAAGTGTTGGGTAATGTCCGGATGGTCTGGACACTGGCGCGGGAACACAATGATTCCAATATCATCACAACGCTTCGTGTTGAAAGCCCTTAACTCACACTCTTTTGCCGGGAACGTGTACGTTCGCCCTATCGGGTTGATAATTCTAAACCACGTTGCGTCAGCAATGAGTGCTAAGCTATGGGCATTGATGAGTGCTGTCTTCCCTCGCAGGAAGACAATACTCTGAACGCGCGTTAGCTCATTTTGATCTTGTTCAAATCCAGCAAACAAAGTATACTGGTTTTTGTCCAAGCTCAAAGTGAGCAAACGCGCGTTATGATCAACAATGCCTTCCAGTGAGACGGTCTCATTCCTCAATAGTGTTCTAAGATAAACCACTTCCTCGTCACGCATTTTCTTCATGTTTTCGTCACGCAGAACCACTTCTGCGGCTGTCTCCCATGGGGGTATCTCGACCCCCTGCTGTACGCAATGCGCAGCGATAACTTCACAAACCAGCTTCTGCAACGCCGTTGCGCTCTTTGTGTCGGTAACTGGTTGCTGGCCCTCGTGATGTTGACATGCCTTCTGCCACAATTTTGTGACGACCTCGCTTAGGTTTATTCCTAGTTCGGCTGCCACGGACGCGAAAAACTCCTCGTTGTGTTCGTTCATGTGATGTTTTCCCGTAAACCCAATTATCTCTACCTCATCGAACTTGCTCATGTCGTGTGACTGAACTGCGTGCAAATCCAAATCTGGTAGATTTAATCGGTATTTATAGGCCACATCATACACCATCTTCCTCACAATTCGGAGGTTTTCAACGTGTGCGGTGGTCAATACCCTATCATACTCCTGTCGCAGATCATCGTCCATCTCTGTGTACCGCTTGGAATTAACAAGCTGGTTCTTGATCATCATCACTGCAACGGAGTGTGGTCTCGTTACTGCACTCTGCACAAAACGAGCAGCGGGTTTTGGTGTCATCCCATCATCGTATTTCTGCACTTGTCGGGGTTGCGGTTTCAGAGTTCTACCATCATCGTAAGCCTCCACCCTGGTAGGTGCTGGCTTTGGCGTCGCACCACAATCATATGCTTCTGGCTCCTCTACAGGAACCATGGTTCCTCTTACCTTGTTGAAATATCCAGGCCGTGCAAACGTGGGTGGTACCGTGTTCCTAGTCCTCGAGATCGCTACCTCTTCTACATGTTCCTCCATCCGTCGGTTAACATCCTTTAGGAACTCCTCCGATTGACCGGTGAATGGTCTCGTTTTTGGTCCGACTATTTCTTGTACAACAGATTCTCGCTGGCCTACCAAACTCCTGCACGCTGGGCAAACGTCGTAGCCACGCTCTCTCTGTTCCGTCGGGTGCACAATCACGTGTTCGTGTGAGTACTCTCTGGTACATACCACACACAGATGGCGATGTTTGACCAATTTCCCTAGTGGAAGATTGGCGTGGTGGCTGTCGACTACTCCAGACTCGGTGCTAGCTGGTGTTCGCTTTGGCAACACACAACTAAACAGCTTGGCGATGAGTGGGCTCAGGATCCTGTATGCTTGATACAGGGTCATGAGTCTACCCAACGTCGTAAACCATTTCTGCATTGATCGATATCCAATGATCACCGGCTGTGCACCAGCTGGCAA